AAATCTGGTATAAATCGTTTCATAGACATAATAAACTCACCATCACCTCTAAGATCAGCAAGTCCTGTTGTCTGACCCAAAGCACTTTGTCTAGCAGATATATCAAAATCACCTGATTTAATAAAAGCATCAATTGATGTTGTACCCGAGCTATTGACTTGATCGGTTCCGGTTTCATGAGCATAGTAAGTTGATGCACCATAAGTATTTGTAATACCCTGTATTGGAAAATTAGGTAATTCATTTTTATTATAATCAGTTGCATACGGCAAATCATAAACACCTGTGTCAATGTAGGAACTTCTGCCTAAAGAAGAAGTTGTCCATAAATTTTCTGCATAGTTATAAACTACACATCTATCAATTTGTTCTGCACCGTTTTTTGGATAGAACCAACTAATTTCATTGTACAATGTATTATGTTCAGCAAAAATTAATTGACTAGCATTATAGTTTATACCTAAGCTATCTCCATTTGTTGTAAATACAAAATCTTCAACTAAACAAGGAATGGCTTTTACAGTACCATCGTACATAAAGAATCCACCTTCACCAGACATCCAAAATACAATACCATTAGAATAACTTAATGCATTCTGACCAATCAATCCACAGTTAGTACCCACTTGTCTAACACTAAATGTATAAGGTGGTCCAACATATTGAATTACATATGCTGAACTATCGGTTAAAACTAATGTATAATCTTTACCAGATACTGCTCCTACAATTTCATTACCTTTATCTAATCTAAATGTTCCTGCTGTATTAATTGCAGTTGGTTGATATTCGTTAAAGTTTTCTTGATCACTAAATCTAATAAACATTGGATCTTGAGTCGTTGAATCACCAATCGTTGTTTCTGTACCAAAATGAAATACATGTCTATCTCTATCTGATACTTGTGTTAATCTTGTTCTAGTTGGAGCGTTTGCCATAATAGTTGCTCTAGTTTGTCTTGCACTAGCTGCTCCTGAGTTCCATGTAAAAGTTTCTCCATTGTGAATAGTTGCAATAAGTATTTGACCAAAGTTATCTAAAGACCATATACCTGGATCAAGTGTTACGGTAGATGTTAAAGATTCTTCTCCCCATGCAATATAAAATTCAACAGTAGCACCATCAGAATGAGCGGATCTAGTACCGGCAACTGCTCTTGTAATACCAGTTAAATCATTTCCTGATATTCCAGTGTATGAAATATATTCAGCGCCAACTTTAATAGTTCCACCAGTTGTTGAGAAATTTGTTGCAGAAGCTAAAGTAATACTTGTACCGGATCCTCCTGTACCTGCAGTGTCATCCAATAAAGCGCCATTTAATGTAGATGTAACACCTGAAGCACCTCCCCAAGAAGCTGTACCCCAACCAAAACCTGCAGTTTGAAATGTTGGACCTACGACTACGTATGGATCGATTTGTGCAGAACCTGTTCCCGATGTAGTGCCAGCAGAATTAGTTGGCATGGTAATTTCAAATGTATCATTTGTTCTATTTAGAACTTCAAATGTATTATTTGTAAAATCTGTTGTTGCATATCCAGAACCTGTTGGAACAGTAACGGATGAAAATGTTACATATCTTCCATCTAATAAACCATGTGATGTTTTATTAACTGTTACTGTTGAAGATCCAGACGTTGCATCAAAGTCAGCTCCAGTGACAACATCGTTATCAATAGGAGTTATGTCATAAAAATCACCTTCATAATATATAAACAAACCTTGAGATGTCCCTATGGCTACATATTTTTCTCCAGCAATACTTGTAAAAGCATGTTGAGAACGTGCTGCTCCTGGTAAAGTTTTATTAGCATTAGTAAGTTGTGACCAGCCACCTATTTTCTCAGGTAAACCATATCTGAATCTAACAAAGTCACCATCCACCCATTGAGATTCACCTCCTGAGTCCGTGACCATTTTATTAAAACCGGGTTTAAAGTTAAGTTTTTGCAACATAGTTAAAAGTATTTTAATAGATACTATATAATATATAGTATTCTAAATATATAGTAAATTTTATATTTTAAACCAACTATTTGGTGAAGGCAGGTTGTGCTCTGATTTAACTCCTTCTTTCATAGTAATCATAATATCTCCAGATATAGATATACGTGGTTTTTCTTCTGTATTTTTACTTGTTTCATGAAACATCATAGATGGAAATATAATTACATTACCTGTTTCCGCTGGATATTCTGAATTTGCATAATTAGAGTGATTCCACTCTGTAAAGTAAGGATCTCTTTTAGGTATATTTAATCCTACTTTATGTGCATCATCATCAAATAAAAAAAGATTTCCTTGATTATAAGCTTGTGGATAATAGACAAAACTAAAATGGCTACTCATATGTCTATGGTAAGATATAAATTGGTCTTTTACAGATAAAGTTGCCCAGGACTTAGTAATGTATATTTCAAATAAATCTAAATTATATTTTTGTTCTAATAAACAATTTTGAATTACTTTAGATAATTCACTATACAATTCATTAAATCTTTTATCTCTGTGTAGGTTGTCATCAATTGATTGTAATTCTTTTGACTTTACATCTGTAGTTGTAGAGTACTGAGAATTAGTTGGTGTAATATCTTTTAATATTATAGGTAATATCTTTTTATTAATATCTTCAAAATTTTTTAACTTAGTTATATATACAGGATAACCAAACCAGTTGGTTATATTACTTGTAGTTTTATTTGTATTCATTTAAAAATAATTACAGAACTCGTATAAACCTATAAATAATTTGACCTGATCCACCATCAGAAGGAGTAGGACCTCCCCCAGCATTTGATGAACCTCCTCCACCACCAGAACCTCTTGTCCCGTCCGATACACCTGGAGCTCCACTACCTCCAGCTATATTACCACTAAAAGAAGCACCTCCATCTCCTCCAGTTATTGCACAGTTATCTCCCCCACAGTTTCCACTTAATATACCATTAGCCCCATCTCCAGAACTATTAAATGTGCCAACTGGTCCAGATGTATTTGTAGTTACATCTACAAGTTGATTGCTTGAATTTAAAAAATCTCCTGATGTAATAGAACTCCCAGAAATAGTAGCAGTACCAGCAAGTCCATTTGTGTTTTGTCTTAGAGGACCTTGAACACCTCCATTAGAAGTTATTGTTGCTAGAGTTCCACCTGCTAAAGAAAAAATACTTCCTGTATTAGATCCAGATAAACTTGTGGTTCCCCCGTCACTTCCTCCGCTATTACTATAGGCTCCTAGATTTGCTTCTCCAGCACTTCCTACTGCATATGTTAAAGTTTCTCCTTCAACAACACTAAATATTTTATCTGATATAAAAGCACCTGAGCCTCCACCAGAACCAGCAGATTCTCCACCAGCTTTATCATAGTCTACACCTCTAAGGCCACCACCACCTCCACCTACTCCAGCTTGTATATGAATTGCGTTAGCTCCTTGTGGTACTGTAAATGTACCTGAACCGGAATTTTCTGTAACGAAAGATGTTGCTGGAAAAGATATTCCAGCAGAACCTATTAATATAGCATAGTGAGTCATGCAAACTACCTAACTTAATGTTCCGCCAGTAATTACAAATGTATCAGTTCCTACACAAAGAATGGTTGCAACTCCTCTAGTTGATAATGTTCTATCTGCGTTTGTTCCATTGGATACCCAATACATAGTGACGCTAGAGCGATTTATTGAAATATTACCGGCAGTGTTATTATAAATTGAAATAGTTTGACCTGTTGAAAAGACTCCAGAGGGAACTGTTATTGTATCAGAAGCAATAATAACTTTTCCATGGTCACTGGCTATTAAAGTATATGGTGATGCTTTAGTATTTGCAGGTACCGTTCTTACTTCACCTTTTTGATCTGTCATGTCTCCAGCAGTTGAAGTGACATCTCCAGCAGTTGAAATTAAATCTCCAGTTGACGAAGTTATATTTCCAGAAGCAGTTATAGCTCCAGCAGTTGAAATTATATCTCCAGTTGACGAAGTTATGTTACCAGATGCTGTTACAGCTCCGGCAGTTGAAATTACGTCTCCAGCTGATGAAATTATATCTCCAGTGGATGAAGTTATGTTACCAGATGCTGTTATAGCTCCGGAAGATGCAACTATGTCTCCAGAGGTTGTTGTAATATTATTTGCTGCGGTAACATTATCACTTATAGTAATGCCGCTAACGTTTGTGTCATTAGTTACCGTAAGATTACTTGTATAAATAGTGTTTGTAGTAATACCTGATGTAATTTCACTAGCTATTGATGTAATTCCTTCTTCAATATTAGTTCCATCAGAATATAAAATTTTCTTTCCCTTATCTGTTGCAGACCATGTTATACCCGTTCCTGAACTTGTTTTAAAAGTTACAGTATGCGCTCCAACTGTTGCATTTTCTACAATGTAAGTTTTTTCAATTGAATCAGGAATAACTACATTAACATTACCAGAAATTGCACCTGTTAATTTTAATATTTGATTTTTACCATCAGATAATGCTCCATTTGAAAAAGTTAAAGTAGCACCTGATGCAGAATTAATTGTAGCATATCCACCTATTGCTTGCTCAAGAATAAGTAGGTTAGTATTGGTAACTTGTCCCCAAGTTCCTGCATTTTCTCCAGTTTGTTGTACTGTTAATTTTAAATTTGCTGATGTAGTATTTGCCATATTTTAGATTCCTTAAATTTAGCTATATTATTCAATTTATTAAACAGTGTCAATGACTGTATTATAAAGGAGACAGTGGGTGGTATGTGGTGGAGTCCACTGCCTCCATCATAATATACTACCTTTTAAACCAAGATGGTAGTCCTAAATGAGGTCGTTTATCAAACATGTTGTCTCTAGCACCTAATGTTTTACGATTATTATAATGTAAAAAAACTTGAATACATTCTTTACCTTTAAATTTATTTCTCCAATGTTCTAATTCACAACCAGAATAAACCAACATGTCTCCTGGTTTTAAATCTACTTTAATACCTTTTTTATCTGTCTCTCCAGATGGCTCTAAATATATTGGCCAAGGATCACCACCTAGATTCATAGTAGTTGATATCTCACAACTAAATCTATCTTTATGTCTTTTAAGAACATCTCCTTTTTTATAAATTCTTGCATATGTATATGCAGGATATAATTTAAGACCTGTTACTTCTTCCATCTTAGGTTGGCATTTTAACATTAATGTTTCCATGGCAATATTAGAATACTGACTATATGTATTTGGTATCTGTTCATCGCTGCCCTCATAGTGACCTATAATATTTTCAAATGGTGAAATGTATCCAGCTTCTCTGCAAGTATCATAAACTTGTTTTTGCATGCTAAAATAATTTGCAACAAAAACTGCTAAGTCTTTTGATATTGCTTGACGGATAACTGTATACTTTTTATTTTTAAACATCTTTAGCCATTTCTTTTGGCACTGCTTGTATATTCCAATGTATAAATCTAAATGGTTCTATTCCATAATCAACCGCATATTCATGTTCTAAAAAACCTGGAAATATTATAAGTGTCCCCGGTTTTGGTTTAAAATTTATATATTCTTCACCAGGCCACACACCTTTTCGATTTGGTTTCATTTTTAATTTAGTAGCACGAGCACCGGTTCTTGGCTCGTGAAATATTGGATAAGATGTTTTATCTGAACATTTTAAAAAATAAAAACCTGATACATGTTGATTCCAATGTATGTGTGCACTGTGATGACCACCACCTTTTTTAGCAAACTCTTGTACCCATAACTCACTAAACATAGTTGTGTATTGCTGCATATCAAAACCTTGATGGTCTAAATACTCCCAAGATTTTTGTCCAATATAATTTCTAAAATCTAAAAAATCATTATCCATTGTTAAAGGTGTTGAATGGTAAGATCTTCCAAAATCTCCAAATTTTTTTATATGTGCCTTAGCTTCAGGAAAACTTCTAGCGTCTTTAATATATTTATTAGTAGCTTTATTTAAAGATTTTAAAAACTCTGGTTTTTGTTCACTCCAAATAGTTGTATTAAAATAATTATTTATAAACATGTTATTTAAATGGATATCCAAGGTTCCACATTACCAATGAATATCTTACTCCTTTCGTTACTGGTTTAACTCTATGCCATACAAATGATGGAAATACAATAATAGATCCTTTAGGTAAAATTTCTTTTGCTTTTTTTAAATGTTTAGTTTCTTCCCTCATGTGTGGATCATAGTTTCTAAAATCAAATTCTAGTTCTCCGCCTTCATATTCAGATCCATCCGTTAACTGACAAGTCATTGATAGTTTTCGAATTTTACCTTTGTCAGGTCCTTCTTTTTCATAAGGTTTGTCCCAACCATCACAATGCCAATCATAATATTGGTTTAGTTTATATTTTGTAAATTGCATAGACTCTGATCTATCCCATTCAAAATTCCAACCAGCACCTCTATTTGCTTTATGAATATAAGGATGAAGTTCTTTATAAATCCAAGTATCATTTAACCAAACTAAATCAGAGTTTCTCTTACGTTTCATGTCTTTAATTTCATTTTTAGTAAGTTCTTTATCACTATAACCACCGGTTCTGGCCATAGATTCAGATTTAGATAAGCCATATCTAATAATATCATCACAAATTTTAGGTGGTATTGCAGATGTAAAATACCAATAATAATTAGATATATTCATTTGTATTAATACCTTTTAAATTATCTATTTTTTTAAAAATACTTGGATCTATTGAATCAAAATTAAAATTGAAAGAAACAATAATTTTTTCAGAATCATTAAGTTGTTCTGTGGCTCTATGTATAATATAACTTGGAAAAATAACTACATCACCTTCTTTTGCGTTTATAACAATTTTTTTGTTTTTAGAAAAAGGATCTATTAATTCAGTTTTTCCATCTGTATTAGATAATTGAACATAATAAACTCCTGTATAATTTTCACTATGTATATGCCAACCGTGTTTACCTTTTTTATTATATTGTTGAAACCATATATTGGTTGTATTTACTTTTTGATAACCTAATTTTTTTGCACATTTATCAAAATATTTTTGTAAAAAAGGATTTAAAAATTTTACCCATTCCCTTGAAAAATTTCTTGAGTTATTCCAATCAAGCCTATGAATTAAATCACCATAATAATGATCTTTATCTTCTAAATAATCCGCATTAGTTTTTTTTATTAAACTAATAAGTGTTTTTTTTATTTTTTTATGTTCTTGTAAATTTTTTATTATACAAGGTGTATCTAATTTAAATGTATTCATAAGTTATTGTTTGCACAAAGTTTAATGAATCTTTTTGTGTGTTAGTTAGATAATACATATTAGTTGATGGAAACATAATGAACATATTATTTTTAAGTTCTATATCCCAACTTCTTCCTTTACGTCTGTTATCTTCATAGTGTATTCGAACATTACAATCCTTTACTTTTACACCATATAATAATGTAAAGTCTGGAGAGTTACGTAGATCCACTGGATCAATATTTAATAAAGGAATAGTTGTTTCCGCAGGTTTATAGATATTTCCCCACGTTGATTTGTTAACTAGATTAATTCCATATTCAAGACCGATGTGATCTCGCATATATGTATTTAACATATCCCAAGTTCTTGAGAATGGAAAATCTTTGTTTGAATAAGTTGATTGTAAAATGTCGCCAGTTAATTTATTTCGGTCGATGTCCCAATACTTGGGCATCTCTACATCACCAAAATATAATGCTTGCTCTGTTAAAACTTTCTTTTGCATACCACCACCATATATAATTTATGCTAAA